CTCATTCTATGAGGTGCTCTCTGAGGCGTACTGAGTGTTATCGTGTCGGTGTATGTTCTACACGTACTCTCGGCGATAACGTAACTGCTCAGTACGTTTTTGCTAGAACAAACCTTAGGAGCTCTGTGCACAATGGGCGGATATGTGACTCAGTCACGGATAATGCCTTACCTCCAAGAAATGACTTCATCCTTGAACTACGGTCCAGGGGTGAACTCATTTCGCACTTGGGACCCTGCTCGTGGGGACTTCGGTCCTCCCGGCAGGGTCTATGGTATAGGTCAATATCCTGTCCTCCCTTTGCCCCATCAGACTACCACAAGTTATCGAACTCGTGGTACGGAAGACGTGGACGAGTTCGGCGTTGTCTCGGCAACTTCTGAAATCGATTTTATCAGGAGGTTGCAAAACGAGAAATCCAACGACCGAACAAGTCCTTACGATACGGGACATACATTTTTCACTCAACAGACGCGTTGCATTTTGACGCATCCTTGGATAGACACGAACCCCCAGGGTCAAGTTCATTCGACTCCGGGGGCTCCGTATATCTCGAGTGCTAGATACGTCGGGCCTTTAGTTCCCGACCTATCACCGTATGTCGCGCCGAGTCCTTTTGGCCCTGTATCCCCAACTGATCTTACGTGGGGTACGAAAGCCATTGCGGACTCGCTTCCGACTAACAGCGTCGCCAACCTATCAGTAGCACTTGCTGAATTGTATCGAGAGGGCCTCCCCCGACTTATCGGGTCGAGGCTCTTATCTCTCTCTTCTTTTCTCTCTGCTCCAGGTTTACTGGCGCATGAGGTCTTGAATTGGGAGTTCGGCTACAAGCCGCTCGCTAACGATCTCAGTAAGTTGCTTCTTGCTGTTTCTGAGTCTAACAGACTCATCCAACAGTATGTCCGAGATTCTGGACAGATGGTCCGGAGACGCCGTTCCTTTCCCACCCAATTCTCAGCCAAGGGCCAAGGTTCTGTGGGCTCACGCCCGCTTTACAACCCTGGCGCTTACTGGGATGAGGTGTGGGATGGAGGGACTGATGGGCAGGTTACCTGGCACACTGAATCGTACGACAAGTACTGGTTCAGTGGCGGCTACACCTATACTCTTCCTCTCGATAGCTCACGCTTAGAGAGGTTGTCTAGGTGGGCCAGTCTCGCCGAAAAAGTGACGGGACTCAGCTTAACGCCAGAGGCGTTATGGAACCTGATGCCATGGAGCTGGCTGGCGGATTGGATCTGGGATATTGGGGATATTATCCACAACATCTCCGGATTTGCAACCGACAGCCTTGTGTTGAAATATGGGTACTTAATGCACGAATCGTTCACTAAGTACACATGGACCCATCCGGGAGCTAAAATGAAGCGTGGAAACGCTTCAGTCCCGACTGGTCCCATATCCATCTCCTACGTTAACAAAACAAAGGAGAGGGTACGGGCAACACCCTATGGTTTTGGACTAAACCCAAATTCGTTTACGGATTTGCAATGGTCCATCCTCGCTTCTCTTGGTATTTCCAAGGGTAGCGCTCACGTTTTGCACTAGATCAGTGCAAGACTAGTCCACCAAAACTTAGTGGACGTCCCTAAAAGACAAGGACAAGTGTCATGAGTTTTGCAGACCCGCAGTCAGTTACAATCTCTGGTGTCACTACTTCCCTTCCTAGGGTAAGTACTGGTATCGGTACGGGGTCGTTTAAGTCAAACGACGCCCTTATCGGTTTGTCGGTAGCGCATTCCTATGGAAAGCGTTCCCGACACACCATTCGCCTCGACGTCAGTAAACTGACGGCCGACCCGTTTCTCCCCTCGAGTAATGTCAAAGTTGGTACTTCTATGTACCTTGTCTTTGACATGCCTCTTGCGGGTTTCACGGTGACTGATGAGGTCGCCATTTGGACGGGTTTTAATACCCTCCTTACAGCGAGCTCCTCGGCGAAGATCACCCAGCTTTTGGGTGGTGAGAACTGACGCGATCTCTTTGAGATCAAACAGGGTTTGCCCAACTTCTGACTAAGGATAGTATACCCTACATAGAAAGGGAACTATGAAAAGCCTGAAGTTGTTCTTGCAAAACATCCTCGAAGAATTGGGGATGTGGTGCTGCACAAGTACCAGTCATGATCTAAAAACTATCATGACTCGTGTTGAACACGAGGGGTATTCGTTTTTAACGATTACCCTGTCTAACTTTGGAAAGGACTTCGAAAAAAGTCTCGACCAAGGTTATGTCGGCCTCGACCAGTTCTTAGGTTTTTCAAGATCTGGCGGTCTCCCCCGATTTCTCGGAGGTTTCCTAGGCTGCGTGTTCGACCGTGGTACGGGTCGGTTACTCAATGAACCTTCTATCGACGCTATCTTCTCCGTTCGTCAGATTACTCTGATGTTCGGGAAGGTTAACCTTGAGTGCAGTGATGCACGCAAAGCAGCAGCGATCCGTCGGTACATTGAGTGTGAGCAGGAAGTGAGAACTTCCGACCTAGAAGTTAGGAACTCAGATCTTGAGTCCTTTTCTAGAATCGGTAGGATGCTTTACGCAAACGTATTGTCCTCCGTGGATCTTACGATCTACGAGGGTAACGTTTTGCCTAAGCATGGTCCTGGCAACACAGCTGATAGACTTAAGGGAAACCTTAAGTGGACTCAGACTGAGTGGCCTAATCGGTTGGATCAAGTCTTTCCCTTTGGGGAATTCTTAATACCCAACTGGAGATACGGTGATTCCGTATCTGACCTCTCCTTCCTCGAACCTGGTCAAGAACGACCTGTTAAGGTCGTCCTTGTTCCTAAGACGCTAAAAACGCCAAGGATTATCGCGATGGAGCCTACTGCGATGATGTATTCGCAGCAGGCAATCAAAGCGGTTCTCCAGGAGTCTCTTGAGGCTGATTACCTCCTTCGAGAACTCCTCGGTTTTTCGGACCAGACTCCTAATCAAGTCATGGCCGAAGCAGGATCCCGTAACGGGAGACTGGCTACACTCGATTTGAGTGAAGCTTCCGATCGCGTTTCTAATCAGCATGTACGTCTACTATTGGCAAACCATCCTCATTTATTTGAGGCTGTTGATGCCTGTCGCAGTCGGAAGGCTGATGTATTTGGTAAGATTATTCGTCTTGCCAAATTCGCGTCTATGGGTTCAGCTCTCTGCTTTCCCTTTGAAGCTATGGTTTTTCTTACCATAATCTTTATAGGGATTGAAAGAGGGCTTAACCGCCCGCTGACTCGGAAGGATTTTAACTCCTTCCGGAGCCAGGTACGCGTCTACGGTGACGATTTAATCGTTCCCGTAGAATTTGTGCGCAACGTCGTTGAGGCACTCGAATCTTTCGGATTCCGAGTAAACTCAAGCAAGTCTTTTTGGAATGGAAAGTTCCGGGAGTCTTGCGGAAAGGAATACTACGACGGCGTCGATGTTTCCATCGTACGCATTCGTGAATTGTTTCCTTCCCGACGTGAGCACGCACGAGAGATCATCGCTACGTGTTCTACCAGAAATCTTTTCTATAAGAAAGGGCTCTGGAAGACTGCAGCTTTTCTTGACGATCTGGTCGGGAATCTTATTCCCTTCCCTGTCGTCTCGGATGACTCCTCGGTGCTAGGCCGACAATCCTTCTTGTTCTCTCCTAGTCTTTACAGAGATTGCAAAATGGATCCGTATCTCCATGTCCCTCTAATCAAGGGTATGGTTATACGGGCACCTTCTCCAGTTTCCAAACTGGACGGTGTTGCCGCCCTGCTTAAGTGTCTGGTCCAGCTAGAGTCACGTCGCCCTTCCAGGCTTGGTGACTTGAAGCTGACAGGGGACATCTTGCCAGATGTCTCCTCCGATCACTTAGAGCGTGCAGGACGCCCTCAGTCCGTCGACATCAAGCTGAGGTG